CCTGTACTCCCTGTAGCGAACCATACGAAGTCGTTACTAATCTCGGTTGAACAAGATAAAATAACGACCCTACATGGCCCGCTTCAAATAATGCGCCAGAGGAAGTAAGCGTGCCTGTCCTTCCAGTTATGCTTGTTCCTGCGGCAACATTAAATAAGGCACAGGCGGTAGAATGGGCAGTAGCAATGGCGTAAAGAGTGATTTCTATTTTAGTAACATTTGTCACGGCAGTAAATGTCAATGTTTTCGTCTGCCCATATCCGACAAGAGTTGCTAAGTCGCCAGTGTATCCCGTTGCTGGAAAGTCAGAAGAAGCATTTGTGGTGGGGTCGTAAATAACATTCCAACTGCCGTTATATAGCCGTAATCCTCTTTTGGTGTGCGTATTAAGAGTAAGGTCGGCAGTCTGGTCGTGAGACATACACATATAAGTCAGGTCGATAGTGGTAAGTGAGGCTATTGGAGATGGTAAATCTATTGTATATGTAATCCAAACTCGCCTGCCATCGCTTTTGCGGCCACCGCCACAATAATCACTACTGCTGCCGATTGCATGAGCAGCGTTGCCATCCCACCAGTTATCCATGATATGATTAAGGTCAGAAACGGTATCAGAAATTGTAAAATCACCATTGTCAACCGGCCCTAAGCTATAAGATACCGTTCCATTTAATGCACCGCTTACGCTTGATGTCAAAGTCATTCCATCGTCAGAGTCTATGTCATGTCTGACAAGAAATGGCCCGTCCCCAAAAGGTATTACCTGTAAATCAAAAGAATTTACCGATGTCCTGCGCAATGTTCTTGTCTGGTAAGCAGGATGCGTAATACGCATTACATCGCCGACCTGTTTAAATTGAAGATTATAAAGGTCTGCTGTTTGGTATGGCGTAGTAAGCCAAACATCATTTCCTGACCCATCTTGTAATACAGCATCGCCATAGTAAAAACGTATATACTCATTCCCGAACTCCATCATATACGTAGTATCGGATGAATAAGTAAAGGGAATCAGGTTAATTTTTGTCGGAGTAATTCCAGAAGAAGTTAATGTCCCTGTCGCGGACATACCGAAATCAACAGTTCCGGTCAATTCGGCGTTGGGAATAACGTCGCCATACGTCTCGAACATGAAATCTTTTCCGGTATCATTCCCCCAAGTACCATTAGCTCCGTCGCTGCCATTGCTTATTGAATAACTACCGTTGGCGTATGTGGGGGATGTTACATCGTCCGGCCATTTAACGCGGTTTGCATCCGTTCCTGTGGTAATAAGGCAAATAGCATAAACATTTCCGCTGACTAATCTCGCACTTGAAGAAAAGGTATATGTCGGCCATGTACCAGGTTTAGTAGTTCCTAATCCGTTAGCATCGAAAGACACAGAACACAAATTAGGCGTAACAGGAACTCCGCTGTTCGTCGCCCTAATAGATACGACCGTTGTGCTTGGGGAATTTTGTCTATAAAGAGGCAATTTAACGCTTGTAATATCATAACTGGCTGACGCGGTAAATGTCTGGGCTAGTTGATGATTAGGACTGTAATCGTCTTGATAACTATCATCATTAGTATTATAATAATCAACAAGTGTTGCCATATTTACCTTACGTTATTACCAAAGTTCCTTCCGCAAAGTTAGCCACGTTCGCAGAGCCGACCGTTACCGGCGGGGTAATAGTTATTCTCGCAAGAAAGTTACCGCCCGCCGCTTTTGTTGCGTCCATTAACGCGCCATACGATATTGTTCCCCAACTTGTAGTTGATGGAGGAAAAGATATGGCCAAGGCGTTAGATGTTGAGCCAACAATCGAGGTATTCCATGTCGAAGTTGTAGTAGCTACCCGCAAATAAGCTGCATCTGTCGGTTCGGTCAATGTTGCGCCGCTTACTCCAGGGTCAATAGTTGACAAGGCGACATAAACAGTTGGTTGCGTATATGCTGTATGATTAAAAACATAATTCAACAATGCGTTTTTCAGATATACGCCGAGAGCCATAATTTTCTCCTACGCCGATGGAACTGGCGTTATGCTTTGATATATAAACCTTGTTCCGTTTCTTCTTTCGACTGGACCTTGCACCAACGGAATCATATTGATTAGAGAGCGACACCCTGCACGATGTTTTTCGGTATCCACCCTGCACTCAATCTTCTGACTGTATTCGCCTCCGTTAAATTGGATTATTGGGATATTCATTCTTCCTCCTTGCCGAAAGGTATCGGCCCGCCTGCTGCCGGAGTTCCGCCTGTACTTGCGCTTGAGCCGGTAATCTGTACTTTACCTGCGGTAAGTAACAAGGCATCTACGTTTGTATCTATCACAATAACATCGGCAAGTATCGTGTTGATGTTAGCGTTGGCCGTGTTTACGTTGGTGTTTATCGTATTTGCAGTTGTCTGAACAGCAGCAATAGCAGTAAGAGCATCGGGAGTTGAAACGGGTGGTTCGTACTGACCTTGAGCAACTACGTTTGTACTCTCTTTAACAATAACAAAATCAAGAGCAACTAAAGCTGTAGATGGAGTTGCTGTATAATATCCCGTTGTACCTATTTCCGGTAAGGATTGATTTTCTGCACCTCTAGCAGAACCTCCTGGTTGGTAAGCAGAAAAGGTCAGTGTTGCGCCTGTTCTATATCCTAATGTAATTTCGTTAGCCATATTAAGATATTCTCGTTGGGTCTAATGGATAAACTTTACCAGAACCATATCTAGCAAGATTCCACGAACTATATCCGGTATTGTTAGTTTCCACAGAACAAACACTTCTGGCTCTTGCCATTGCTTGTTTTAATTCTAGTTGTAACGTCTGATATAAAGTTGCGCCTGCCGTTCCGCTAAGAGCAGGTAACATCTTTAAAGCAAGAGCTAGCACTAAAACTTCTGTAAATAAAACATCCCAGTCTAAGGGATTGGGCATATATCTTATATAATGAAGTCTAAACCTATCATGATTAGTATAGAGTCGTTTTCCTTCTATTGCGAAATGATGCCAATGATGTCTATGATGTTCGATTAGTATTCTCAAAAGGTCAGTTGGGAGTTGGTATTGGTGTTTCCAGTGAGTATCGGTTGGAACATCTTCAATAACGGTTGGGAATCCAGTAGAACCGGTAGCAGTATTGGTAACTATTGAGTCATCAGTTATATCTTCTCCATCAACAAATGTACCACTTAGATAAGCAACCACATAAACAGTTGATGATATTACTTCTAAAACTTTGCAAGTTACTCCGCTAGTACTAGTTAATATTGCACCAACCACAAAGATTGCAGGTGTTGGAGCAGCGGCAAGAGTCAGCGTTTTTATTAAGACAAGGTCGGTCTTTGTGCCAGCCCAATACCACTCAAAAGAGCGAAGCAGAGCGTCTCTGGTTTGACCATAATAGAGAGTTGCTTGTAGGTACTGGCTAGAAGTAATATCAGAGATAAGTAATCGTAGAGAGCCAATACGACCTAATGCTTGGTTTATCGGAACAAGTTCGTTTGCTGTAAAGGCCATATTTCACCTTTAAAATATAGCTGGCAGAGCGGAGGAGATAGTTCCCTGCCAGCCGGAGTGATAGATGACTAAGCTGTTTTATATTCAAAATATATCCACACAGGTGCAGCAGTAACACCATCAATAGCAAACGTAGAACCAGCAGGAATCTGCATCGCATAATCTCCAAAATCCAAGTAAAACGGATGTGCGGTGCTTGCGCTAAAACTAATTGGTCCTATGTATGGCGTAGTTACATCTGTTCCTTGGTCAGCACCAAGAGTTATGGTAGCACCATTAGTACCACAAGATATGATTATCTTGCGTATATAGTGGCTTTTACCAGCTACGGCTGCTAGTAAATCTTCTCCGCCGGTAACATCAGCATTGTATTGAGAAGAACTAGTCCAAGGACCGTGTGCTGGTGCTACACCAACCTTGATACCTCTATCTGTCATTGCTGCCATTTCATTATCCTTTAAATCTTCTGTTCCATTGCCATTGTTATATAAAAAAGCTATCTCGTCAGTCGAGAGGGCTTTGTTGAAAATACATACGTTGTCGATTGCACCGGTAAAATAAAAAGGTGACACGGTAGAATCGTTTCCTATTAAAATGTTTCCACCTGAATAACTGCCCATATCAAATGTTTTGGAAGTTTCTGTGCCAATTCGTACCCCATTCACAAATACCCCAAAAGTGCAGGAGGACGGTGAGACATATGTTGTTCTTAGGATTACCTGATTCCACGCAACATATGGCGAGACTCCTATATTTGTCGGAGCAGAATTTTTATAAAATAGATTGGAATTATCTATCTTGTATTCAGCCTCAAGGCGAGTAACACCAGACGGTCCTGCTATTGCACCAAGATAACAAGACGGGTTATTCATGTTGGTATCATAAAAGCCCACTATAGACGCACTTTGCTGCTTAGAGGGTTGCACCCATGCTACTATTGTAAAACTATTTTGTAGAGTAGATTGGAATGTATTATTGGTATCTACATAATCGCTCGTCCCGTTGAACGATATAGCCCCGCCAATTTTACCAGCGACACCGACTATCGTATTCGCAGACGTGCCGTTGTGACCATTACCAGAAGAATCAGCGACGAGCGTGCCGCTGGTTTCATTCATCTTGTACTGAGCGACAATGTTCGCTGTCAGGTCAATGGGCATTAGTCACCCTTCTTAACTTTTCAATCGTGACCAAAGGCTTTAACATAATTATCCTCATATGCCTTTGTAGGAGGTGCTACCATAATCTTTGTCCTGTAAGGACATTCGCCAAGGCGAGTAGTGTAACCCGCCTTGGCTGTCCGTCTATTTACTTCATCACGCAAGTCCGACTGACTCACGTTATCTGGTACTAGTTCTGTGTCCATACTAAATCGAAATCTGCAACATCAGTAACGGTACACCGCTAGTAGCGCTTGTGGCAGCAGTTGTGGCTGTGGAGTCGATGATAAAGCCAGCGACTTGGTATCCACTTTCAACGTTAAGAAACAATCCAGCATTAACTGAACCATCACCAACAAAGTACATTGTCCGGTCATTAGCAGATGCGCCAAACGCATGTCCGCCACCACCGACAACATAACACGGTCCCCATGTCTGAACCCAACCATTGTAATTGATTGTTCTGTTTATGGTCGGTACACCCATAACAGCATTATAGTTCAGATTGCCAGCACCAAGGTACGCATATGGATTGAGAATCATATCGCACCAAGCTGATGTAGTATAAGCAACGACAAGTGGTGCGTCAAGGGTAATGGACATCGTACCACCAGCTGTGCTAATATAGTCGTTAGCAACAATCATACGAGTTACAGCTGATTTAGATGTTTCCTGGATTTCAACATATCCACCAACCAGTTCGTCCTTAGCTATTGCACCACCACCATAACCATTAGTGCTTGCAATAGTTATTGAAATTTTAGACTGTCCAGCTACTGTAGCAGCAGGGAGATACGCACCGTTCTGAGTAACTATATCGGTATAGTTAAAAGCACCGTAGCTAGAAAGCAATGCTGTTTTGCTACCACTGTACCTAAACACACGACCATCGAATGTCATTAGACGTTTACCGTACCAAAACTTCTGGTCGGAAGACTCGTTAAAGAGTCCATTATCTATAGGTCTGCCGTCTGTATCCAAGTGCAAACTAAGACCTTTGCCGCTTGGAAGTATTTCTGTAGGCATATTTGTTCTCCTTAAAAAGGATTTCTTTAGTTTAGAAATTGGTTGACGGTGAGAAATCCATCAGTGGGGATTTCAGCAACGGCATCCATACTACACCAGGACCCTGCAATCTGACTGCACCAACAAACATCTCAGCCTGAGCCAAAACGCTGTTAGTTTTTGTAGGGACTACATCGACGCTGGTTGTAATATCTTTCGCTTTTCCAAGCAACATTGACGACTTATGGAAAGCAAAACAATCATAGGCAGGATAACTCGTATATATTGAATTGGTAGCAAACCTATCTGACGGCAACCATTTAAAGGTGAACCCCATATAGGTATTCACTTCGCCGTTTGCGAGACATTTTACTGTATTGTAATCGTAACTACCAACTTTAGTAGAACCAAGAAGATACCACTTTTGGTTAGTATTGGCTACGATATATCTATCGCTCTGTGGAACACTGGCTTCATCCATGAGTTCGCCACAAGTAGCAATTTTAGCGAGAGTAAGTCCCGTAGATGACATTGAAGCGTTAGAGTGTGTACTACCAGCATCTATTACTGTACCATCACTAGCTAATACTCTTGATTCCCCAACAGCATAATTCAAAATAGCTACATCACCATCTTTGCCTGTATATACAGTCGCTGACAAAGCTTCAAGAATCTTCTCATCTTTAGCTCTGTTGGCTGACGCTACTGCCATTTTGAGTGTATCGCTCGTGGGGTCTTTGAGCATCTTAATCTTATCCCACGTATCAATATATTCGCCCCAGTTCCATCTATGCAGAACATTTTTCCTGCGGGTATATGGAGTTGGGATATTCGGCGTGTCTGAATTTCTGGGCAAATCCCACTGACCGCTAGTTTCTCCAACAAAGTCCCACAACTTCATCTCACCCTCTTGAAATTCATTGCGAACACAAGGGGTGAGTTCTGATTGCATCTGCTGGAATAGGTACTCGAATACATTCGAGTATGTACGTTTGAAGGCTGTGTCTATACTTATCGGCAACATCAGCTATCTCCTTTAAAAATAATTTGTCAAGTTCGACTAACCATTTCGTAGGATTTAGCTTTTGGCGTTCCTGCTGCATTTTACGTCTGCTAGACGTTTGCGGTTTGGCACGCCTGCCGCTGGTCTCGTGAGAGTTAACAGCTATTCATATATTACACTGGATATAACTTCTTGTAAAGAGAATCTCTCTTTTTCATAAGTTCATCGTATTTATCTCTGTCTCTCTGGTCAAGAGATTGCCTTAATTTAACATTCTCGAATAGTTCATTATCAGCATCAGCTACCTGTTGCTCTAAGCTCTTATGAGGTTGACCTGTTGATTCAGGTGTTAACGCACTATCCTCTACACCATACTTCTCTTGTATGTTAGAGAATAGGTCTATGAGCAACACCCTCATGTCAGCATACTCAGGGTCGTTAATACCACCAACCCTAGCGGTAGTACCATCTTCGAGTTTCATCTCTTTACCAAAAAGTTGTTCATATTTTGCTTTATCCCAATGACCAGATACATTTGTTATAAATTCTTTGGCAAGATTAACTTTAGCATCAAACTGGTCGCCATATTCACCACGCATGCGATTCTCAGCATCAGAAACACGTTTACCCATTTCTTCATCTACTGCTTTTTCAATAGACTGAATATGTTGGGTATACATATTCATAGCTGCTTCAGCTTGTTTGGGTGTGTAATTGTTTTTATGGAACTCCTCAAACACACCCTTTGTAAATTCTGGGCTTAAATCTTCTATTGATATATTATCAGGTGCTTTCCATGTGTACCCTGTAGAATCTTTAGGAACACCGTGCGCTATTCTCCAGGCATCAATCTCCATTTGAGATGATTTATCTGTTATTGGCATCACACCCTTACCGGCACGATATTTACCAAGTTCAGATGCAGCGTTGCCAACATATTTTGTAAGTCCCTGAACATCTGAGAAAATATCATAAACTTTGTTTCCTCTCAAATCTTCAGGAATAATCTCTTTGAATTTATCGGTAAACTTTCCATCAGAAGCGATATAATCGCCTAGGTTGAAAGTTTGGGTTTGTGAGTCCAATTGCGGGGGCGCAGCGGTTTCTGTCGTTTGGCTGGCCGCTGGTGCGGCTGGCGGGGCGGTTATAGATTCTGTCATTGTCATTCACTCCTATTCGATATAGTTTGTTTCTGATTTTATTTACACTTTTGGTTCTGCGGTTACGATTTTATTATTCATA